AGCAGGCACTATAAAAAAGGGAAAATAATGAAATTAGAGGACGCATTAAAACAAAATCCATACGATAAAACCAGAGGCAGTAAAGGGGCGTACATAAGATATTTACGTTATACCGTGGACGGGTGGTATAGCAAGAAAAGCGAGGAAATAAGAAAGCAGATAGACTGGGATAAGATAACGAAAGAGAGGTAAAAGAGATATGACAAGAGAGGCACTTAAGAAATTAAATGAAAAGCAAATGAATTACTGTAAAACACTTTCAGCGCTGATTGATAGAGCAAAGATAAAAGGACTTAAAGAAGAGAACGAACGGAACAGAGGAAAACTTAGAGGGTTCTTAGAGTGCATGGAGCAAATGGAATTATTAAGCGGTTACGAAGTGAAAGCATTATATTTATGGTTCATATCTGGAAATAGAGGAGAATAATAGGCGGCAGCAGTCGCCACCAGTGCCGTTAGTTCAGTTGGTTAGAGCAGCCGCCTCATAAGCGGCAAGTCGTGGGTTCAAGTCCCACACGGCGCATTGTGTAGCAGGCATGGCGAGCCTGCGGCAGAGGGCAGCAGGCTAATAGCTGCAATCTGTATACCGTGGAAAAATAGCGGCGGTCATACCAGCCAGAAAGTATGTGGACAGTCAACAGGTTTTCAGCTGCTTTTTAATGCGAAAAGCAGCCCGCACGGTAAAACCAAACGCCAGAACAGGAGAGCGGCACACATGGAAAGACAGAGAGCGCCGCCGAAAGGAAGAGAGGCAGAGAATGGCAGCAGAGGCATTGATAGTAGAGGACGCATACCAGAGAGGCTATGCAGATGCCATAGCAGATATGCGAAAGAAAAAAGAGCAGAGGCGGCAGCGGGAGCAGGCAAAGAAAGCCCGCCGCTGGTATTTCATTAAGCAGAAAGCCTACGGGCTTGCAATGCTGGCAGTTACCGTGCTGGCGGCATGGGCGACAGAGGGCGACATAACAATAGCGGTTATTACCGTACCGCTGGGGCTTATGTGCCTTTTCAGTAAAAAAATGCTGATAGTAGACAACTACTATTTTGCTACAGAAGAGAGGGCAATACATGGACGAAAAAACAATACAGCGTATTAAAAAGCTGCAAGCACTGGCAGAGCGGGGCGTAGGCGGCGAGAAAACGACAGCGCAAAAGAAACTTGCAAAGCTGCTTAAGGATAACGGTATAAATTCCTTAGACGAACTGCAAAAGGAAGAGTATGAATATACGATATTTTCCTACAACGGAAAGCACGAAATAAAACTGCTGCGGCAGTGTATGTATAAGGTCATGGGTGCTAAATCTGACAGAACAGCATACAAGCCATACGGACGGCGGCAGAAAATCGGCATATATTGCACGAAAGCGCAGAAAATCGAAATAGAGTTAGAGTTTGAATTTTACAGAAACGTATTTTATGAGGAATTAAGTACATTTATGGACGCTTTCATACAGGCACAGAAGATTTTCCCAGAAGATGCACCAGTAGGAGACTACGACGAATTTAACGAAAGAGATATGAAAATAGCGTTTATGGCTACGGGGATAGAACGGCGTAGCAGGGCTGCAATGATAGAGGAAAGCGAGGCGGGAAATGAGAAAACGAAAACGACAGGCAGTTAAGAAACTGATACAGTGCGCAGCCGTTATAGCGGCAGGCGTGCTGGCAATCATTTTGTTTATGCTGGCTATCTGGTACAGAGGAAAGAACAGCGAGCCAGTAACAGACGAACAGGTAGCAGCGCAGATGCAGCAGGCAGAGCCGCTGGTTATTGAAACACCAGAGGCAGCCACAGAGGGCAGTATAAGAGTATACGACTATGACGGCTGCTGTATTTATTCCTACTACGGCAAAATTCGGATAAACAGCGACGGTAAGGACGGCAAGGAAATTGACGTAGAGGCATTAGGCTATTTAGAGGGCTACCAAGAACATAAAGAGGAAAGCGGGGCGGGAGAATGAGCCACAGATATTACAGCCCTTTACGCCCGTTATCGCTGGGAACATTTCCAAAGCCGCAGGGAAACGAGATTTTACATATAGAAAATTTTGAGGAACGGCAGAACGTACCAGAGATAGCACGGCAGGCGTGGGGATACATTGAGTACAAAGAGGCGCTTACAGAAATAGAGGCGGCAGCTTATGAGCTGATACCGTCAAACTGCATTTCTGAAATGGAAAACTTAGAGGCAAGGAGATAAAGGCAATGAGCGAGGTATATATACGCAGCCAGAATAAAGAAAAGCTGTATAGACTGGGCGGTAATTACGCCTGCGTAGAGTATGGAGAGTACGAGGACATAAAGAAAAAGAGAGGCGGCGCAGAGGCAGACAAAAAGCGCCACGTAATTTGCATAAGTGACGGGTGTTTAGAAGAAATTGGAGAGTATGCCACAAAAGAGCGCTGCTTAGAGGTGCTGGACGAGATACAGAAAGCGTGCGTAAGCTATCTGTTTACGGCTGGCGGTGCAGCCGTAATAAGGGGCGGCATGGACGTACAGCCGTTTGCAGCAGTAATACCGAGGCTGTACGAAATGCCAGAGAAGTAGGAGAGGCAGACAGTGACAGTAAAGGAATTTATAGGCACGCTGGAGAGTTCAGACCGCCTGCGCATTATCGAGGGCAAAGCAGAGGTTTACGTAGGGTATCTGGCAGCGTTCAAACCGTTTGCAGACCATGAGATAAGCGAGGAATACCGAAAATACAGCGGGCATGAGGTAAAGAAGTTTAGAGCAGTGCCGGAGATAACGCACAGACGCTGGAAAGAGCTGGGGCTTATGAAACCATTAGAGCCAGACCAGACAGCACAGTATAAGTTTAGTGATTTGCAGATGTCGCTTTACTACACCATTTACATATAAGAAAGGAAAGGGCAGGAAGTATGACAAAGAAAAAGCCGGATTTTTTACGGGATTTAGATACTGCAATCATGGACGAGCTTACAGGTGGCGGTATCAAGGGAAGTGCAGCGGGACTGGTAGGAACGCTTACACAGATTAAGGAAATTAAGCAGCTATGCGGGCTGCCGTTTTGCGGTTATATGGCAAAGTTGGAAACGGTAAGACCAAGCGGCGTGCCGGACGAGGTAACGGTAGTATTTGCAGAGGACGTACCATACAGGGCTTGCAACGGCATAGAATTTGACGTTATGCAGGAATTTGTAGAGGGCAGCAGGCTTTTACTGACAGGTAAGGTGCAGACGCTTAAGGACTTCCAGAGCGGTAGACTGCTGGTATATATTCTGGCAGATTTTGTGGCGGTATCGGAAAAGGCAGTAGAGCAGGACGAGGCAGCAGTAAGAGGCGTTATAGCGAATAAGCCAACATACAGAGAAACACCGAGAGGCAAGCGCATTACTGATATTACGGTAAAGGTAAGAAATGAGCTTACAGGCGGCAGCTGCTTTTTACCGTGCATCTGCTGGCAGGAACAGGCAGACGAGGCGGCGCAGTGGCAGCAGGGCGACACTGTAGAGCTGCTGGGACGGTATCAGAGCCGCCAGTATGAAAAGGTGCTTGATACAGCCACAGGAGAAAGAGAACAGCGCACAGCTTATGAGGTATCGGTACGGCTGATTAGAAGAAAGGAAGAGGTAGAAAATGAGTGTTGAACATATCGGCAAGGGCTATGTAAAAATCTGCGTGAGTGAGGAAGAGTTAGAGAACAGCATAGCTGGGCTTAGCCAGTTAAAACCTATTTTGCAAACGCAAGCAATGAAAGGGAACGGAAGAAACACAAAGCAGGGGCTTATTGACGCAGCAGAGCTGGGAAAACATTTTGATACAGCGATAGATGCAATGACTATGCTTTTGGCTGGGTTTAAGGAAGAAAGCGAGGGCTACTGTATTCTGGGTATCAGAGTAACAGACTATACGGGTAAGGTGTCCGAAACGGACACAGAAAGCGGGGCGGTAAATGTTTGAGTTTATGGACGGCGTAGTAGATGCGATGGAAGAAACGGGAAAGGTAGTAGTAGACGGGGTGGTATATTGCCTGATATGCGTAGCTAAACTGGCGTTGATAATAACAGCGCCAGTATGGGCGCTGCCGTATACGATATGGAGAAAGGGGCGTAAGCAGTGAAATACAGACAGTGGAAAAAGAACTATAAGAAAAAGCATGGAGTAAACCCGCCGTTAGAGCTGGACAAGCGAAAACAGCGCAGGCTTGCAAGAAAAATGGCAAGACAGATAAATAAAACCTTGCCAACAGCAGCAGAAACATTGACGGCAGCTATTAACCGCTGGGTGCAGAGTATAAAGCCAGCACTGGCGACATTATGCGAGAACGTAGCAGCGGCGCTTAGCAATATGGCAGCAGGATTGAGAGAAGAAAGCGAGGCGGTAGAAAATGACTAATATTTTACTGGGAATTATAGCACTGGAATTGCTGGCTATATTTTCAAAGCTGGACAAACTGGAAGAGAGGGGCAGAGAGAATGAATAACGTATCACTTACAGGGCGGCTTACAAGAGAGCCAGAGCTTAGATATGGCGGGCAGGACAATAGCACAGCTATTACCCGCTTTACGCTTGCAGTAGACGACGGGAAAGACACAGATTTTATAAATATTAAGTGTTTCGGACGTACTGCGGAATGGGCGCAGAAATGGTTAAGCAAAGGCAGCAGGGTAGAGGTTACGGGCAAGATTAAAACAGGCAGCTACGAGAGCCAGCGCACGGGCAGCAAGGTATATTACACAGAGGTTGTGGCAAATAGCGTAGGTTTTGGAGAGAGTAAAGCAGAGGCAGAGGCGAGAGGGCAGCAGCTGCCGGAGAGTGACGGGTTTATGAATATCCCAGAGGGAGCAGACGAAGAGCTGCCGTTTAATTAACAGAAAGCGAGGTACAGAACATGGAGCAGGAAGAAACAAAGACAACAGCGGCGGCAGGGGCAGAAATGCCGACAGAGGCTGAAAGCTGGGTACAGCTGCACGAAAGCGAATTAACGGAGCTGATGCAGAAACAGGCAAAGGCTGCAATAACGGAACTGAAAAGACAGGAAAAGCAGGAACGGAAGAAAGAGAAATACCACAACACTTTTACGCTTATGAAATGTTACCGTGATGCGGTTTTTCATATCGAGAACGCAATAAGCGACGGGCAGCAGTTAGAGCTTAAGGGTATGACGGACGAGCAGCAGCGTACATACTTAGAGAGTATCAGACGCACACGCTTTAAGACATTGATAATGACAGCGCATATAGACAAGGCGGTAGAAGAGATAGAGCGCCGCAGAGAGGCAGCAGGCAGAGGCGTAGAGTACAAGGCTTTTGAAATGTATTTCATGCAGGGTATGGACTATGCGGAAATTGCAGAGCAGCTGGACACAGGAAAGAATACACCGAGGCGCTGGGTAACAGGTATCATAAATGAGCTGTCAGTATTATTGTGGGGGATT